GATGTCGGCGCTTCCGCCAACTCAATCAAGGTCTCACTTCAGAGATTGCTGGCTCCAACAAAACAGAATACTCAGGAATTGCAAAGACTTGCAGAACGATTTGGAGTTGCAGGTGATGCGCAGAATGAATTTGCCATGTCAACAAAGACAGGCCTTGTTGGTCTTTCTTCTGTTGTTAAAATGTTTGACAGGGTAAGAAAATCATCAATGGGCTCAGAGGGTGCTCTGCGATTGATGTCCGATTTGTTTGAAAAGCGCCAAGGTCCAAGAATGTATTTGGCAATCGAGCAGCTTGCTGATTTCAACAATGAATTGGCAAAAGCAAATGAATTAGGAAGTGGTCTACCCTCTACAATGCTAACAGCGGAAATGCAACTCGTTAAGGCAGCCGATAAAGCTGGGGAGGCTTTCTCAAATTTCAATACCACTGCTGTACCGAAAACAATTAGATCTTTTCAGGATATTGGAAAAGTTGCAAGAATTGCCACTGCTTTTGAGGGTCAAGTAATTGAATTTGAACCGGGGGTGAAAACAACGATTACTTTGGCTGACATTAAAAATGCAAAAGACATGAGGGATGCAGTTGCTCAAACGGTTTTGGAAGCCAAGCGACTGCGAGGGGAAGACCTTATTTCGGAGGTAAAGACAGAATCGGGTCGGGCATTAATGATCCAGCTTGCGGGTGCTACCAACGCTGCCGAAGTTGCACAGCAAGAGTTGGCAAGGAGTCTCTCCAGTGCAGGTGTCTCAATTGAGTCGCTCAAGACTACATTTAAAATGTTTGCTGCCGATATTATTGCTAGTTTAATACCAACAATCAAAGCGCTTTCTGAAAAAGTTCAACAAATGTATGATACATGGAACTCGGAAGACTTTGCGCAAACACGGGCAACGATAATTAGGCTTATTACGGTTGTCGGTGGCATCTTGGCAATCCTTGGTCCAATTACTCTTGCTATCGGTACATTGCAATCGGTGATTGGTAAATTTGGAATGGTTGTAAGTAGATTTGTTCCCAAATTAAAAAATGTTGATGGGGAGTTTACAAGGTTGGGGCAAAGTGCTCAATTTGCAAAGAAACAAATAAATGGTGTTTACGACGCCTTTGTGAAAGCAGCTGGACTAAGACCCTCCGCTTTGCAGGGTACGCAACCAGTATCCCCAACACCAATTGGGCCACCAGGACCGCTAAAGCGACTGAGGCCAGGTAGTGGGAAATTCCTTGCGCCTGCAAATGCTATAGATCTGCCATCTGTGGGTAATATTGGAGAAAGAACCGCAGCAGTTCAAAAAGCAAGGCTTGCTAAGGCTGGACTTGAAGATATTGCCGGTGGCCCAACAGCAGCTGAACAGCAGGCAGCATTCCAAAAATTTTTGCGTCGCAACCCGAGAGCAACAAGGTATACCCCGCCACCATCCATGGCTACATCATTGGGTATCCCCGCAACAACTCCAGCACTTCAGTCGGCTTTTGATACATACCAGGGGCTAACGCCAAGTCAACGAAGTGATTTAACGCCAACAAGTTCCAGGCGAGCAGCTCGTCGTCAAGTCAAAGCGGCGGCAAGGATGGTTGAACGTGCGCCCGTTTTCGAAAGAGCTGGTGTTGGCGTAATACAAGAAATGGGAGATACGGGTTCGGTCGGTAGGGAAAGATTCTCTTTTAGGGGTCGGAATATAAACAGGGAACAAGCCGAAACCCTTGGCCGCGGTGGTCCAAGAGCAGCTCTTACAAGGGCCGCATTGAGAGTGCAAGGTCTAAGGAGTGGAATTGCGGCTCGTCCAGGAATTACTGCCGCAAGAGCAGCGATGGCTTCTGCCCCATCAACTGGTGCAGGCATTGTACCTGGGGCAATCGCTGGTATTAAAGCAAGTACGGCAGCTATGGTTCAAAATATGAGTTCTGTCAAGGGAGCAAAGGCCGCCATGGCAGCGCTTAATGATCAGTACAAAGCCATGGGCACTGTTGGGCCGGGAAGAATAAGGATGATGGGAACTGCAATGATGGGTTTTGTTAAGAATCTAAAAATTGCAACCCTTGCTACGAGAATTTTCAAATTGACTTTGATGATGACCGGTATCGGAGCAATAATTGCAGGTGTTGCAGCGATTATATATTTAGTAATCCAGAATCTTGACAAAATTAAGGGCTCCGCAAAAGTTATGGAGCCACTGAAGAGAGCCTTTACTGCTGTAAAGGATGCAGTATTTATGATTATCAGACCAATTCAAGATCTGTTTGCTCAGTTTGGATCTGGGGCGAATGAAGGTGAAAGATCTGGTAACGCAATTGTATCAGCATTTGAAGGTATAGCCGCAGCAGTTGAATTTGTTGCTGGTTTATTTAAACTTTTCGTTGAAAAGGTAATTCAGCCATACCTATATGGAATCGTAAATATCGTTATGGCTGTTGTTGAAATGTTTAAAGGTAATTGGGGGGATGCTTTTAAATTCCTTCTGGCTGGCGTTGGATCAATTGTTAAGGGAGTCATCAATCTATTTGTTGGGCTGGGTATGGGGATTGTCACAATTATTGCTAAGGCGATAACACTGGTTCTTGATCTTTTTGGAAAAATCCCAATTATCGGTGGCGTGTTCAAATTAGCAAGTAAGGCAGTCAATGGCGTGGCTAATGCTTACAAAACAGTCGCTAGAGGTGTTGCTGATTTTGCAATTAAAGGAATAGACAAAGTAATAGATATGGGCATAAAAAAGAGTACAAATTCTATACAGAAAAATAAACCAAAAGTAGTTGATGCCGCGGAAGATACTGGAGAACTTGCCGGTGAAGCAATTTCAAACGCATACGGTAACGCTGACATGGAGGGTGCCAGCGATAAAATTGCAAAAAAAATTAAAGAAGGGCTTAAGGACAAAGCTCAAGAACTTTACGATTTCGTCGTTGAAAGATTTGCGGATTCAATAAAAAAAGTTGTTACTGCAAGTGTTAAGGCGCTTAACAAGCAAAAAGAAGCCGCTCTCAAAGTCTTTGACATTCAACTTAATACACTTGTAAAACTCGAAAAAGCAGAAGAGTCGTTGACTAGAGCAAAAGAATATGAAACTAATAGAAGAAAGATTATTGACGATGCCGCCCTGCGTCAGCAAAACTATGTACGTAATCGCGCACTTGCTATCTATGAAGGTCGTATCGACGATGCCAGAATTTTGGATCAGGAGGAAAGGGTTGCGTCTACAGAGTCTGGTGCGGAGCTTACGGTCCTTGATGATGGAAGAAAGAAAGAACTTTCTAAGGAAAATCTTGAATCCTTAAAAGATGCAATTAAAGAGGCACAAGATGTCGCTGGTAGGTTCTTTGAAGAATCAATTGAAAAATTCCAAGAGGCAGCCGAGCATATTACAAGAATAGCCCCAGTTACTCAGGAGCAGTATGCTGCCCAGCTTGAAAATCTTAGACTAAAGACGGTTGAATATTCAGACCAGAATAACCTGGAATTTGGAACTATGTTTGAGAAGTTTGCTACAACAATTTCGGAGAAAATGCCAAATACGGTTGACCAGTTTGGCCAGGCTCTTGGCGCATTTGCAGGGCCGCTTGATGAGTTGGTTAATCTTGCAACGAATAAATATGGTTTGGGTTCGGAATCAGATAACACGGTCCTGGGTGTTACTAAGCAGATGGCTGATTCAGTCATTGGGCTAACACTGGGAATGCTGGTTGACATTGGTGGTGTATTTGGAACAGGAGCCCCCGCAATCACAGAAAAGTTTGGTGATGTAACTGGTGGAATTACCGAAAAGATTGGTACATTCAAGACTGGAGCGCTCGGGTCATTTACAACACTGCTTTCAGAAGTAAAACTTCAGTTCATTACGCCTTTCAAAAAAGCTCTTGATGAAGCCGATCCAATGACTGTATTTAAAAATGCAATCATTGATGGCAATGAAGAAATCCTAAACAGCTTTAGAAAGACTCTTGCACTCAATCCTGATTTGATGAAAAAAATAGAAGCAAGTTTAGATCCAGCAATTGCTGGATATCTTGGTCTAAAAGCTGCTGCTGATGCTGCTGCTGATGCAATGGATAATGCTGGCGGTGCTGGCGGTGATCCACCCACATTGACAGGTAAGGGCTTTACAAATGTTGATAGATACGAAGAAGGACTTATTAGGAGTGGCGAGATCACTCCAAGCCGCACATACAAGAATGTCCAACGCAATCTACAGCGGGCTCGGGCAGGTCTTTATGGACAACCACAGTTTGGACTTCCTGTGCAGGGCCTTAAGGAGGGCGGTCCAATTTCCCCGCGAGGGGGTGATGGTCGTATAATGATACACCAAGGATTAAGCGGATTCCTCAATGCCCCCGAGCAACAAGCAATACCAGCAATTATGCATGGTGGTGAGTTTGTTGTTAATGCAGATGCCGTAAGAAGAATTGGCTTGGGAGCCTTATCAAAACTTAATGACTCAAGAATTCCAAAGTTTAAGAAGGGCGGATTTGTAGGTGCTCCAGATCGGGTGGAAAGAATGGCGCTCGCTAGAAAACCAAGCGGAACACCTGCTGCTTATGCTGGTCAATTAATGACTCCACAAGAAAAGGCGATGAATTTTGCAACTGCGTCTGTTGGAAATTTTAAAAGAGCTGTTGAGAGAGCAGAGGCTCCAGTTAAAGATACAAGAAGTTTTAAACAAAAAACTTTTGATATTGTTAAAGGTCTTGGAATGGTTGCTAATAATGCTGCGGGAAGTGCTCTTGATCAATTTAGTAAAATTGGATCACAAGATGGCTTAATTGATAAGTTGACAAGATTTGATAAATCAAGTGTTGATCTAATAGCGGGTGGCATTGGGAGATCCGGCAAAATATTAAAAGGGGCATATAGCAATGTGCTTTTGCCAATGGCAGAAAGTATGAATGCTACTTTTATAAACCCTTATATCAATACTGGCGGAAGACTTATTGGTAAAAATCCAAACCTTCGTGAAGCGGGGATGCTTGAGAGTGCTCTAAATATAGCCGATCTTCTATCATCAGTTTTCACCCTAGGTGGAAGTAAAGTCGCTACAACCACTGGTAGGGCTGGATTAACTTCAGTACTGAAAGCGATGGCAAAAGGATCTGTAAAAACATCGGATGAGATGTTGGCTCAAAAAATGAACATGATGGCGATGGCGGGGAAATTCCCCACAATGGCTTCACAATTAACGCCAAGCAGTTTTGGTATGCCAGCAGCTCTTCGTGGGGAAATCATGGGTACTGCAGATGTTGTATTAAGGCGGGGTGATCAAGTAGGGAATGTATCAGGTGTTATGAAAGAATTAACAGCGGGTAGGCTTGGTGCAAATCTTCCCATGAGGACAGCAAAAAGTTATGCGGCAGATGAAAACTTTTTAAGAGTTTTAAGAAATCCCACTGAGGTGCTTAGTGAGTTTATTCCTGGCAATAGGATTGGCGTTGGTCCATATAATGCTACAAAAGACGGGGGCGACACTGCGACTCGGTTCGCAGGGAGATATTTTGATCAATTAGATGGTATTACAGATTCCCCTGTGGCTTTTGGATTTAATATTGAAAACCCTCTAAAAGCTTTTCCAACATTGCCAAGAAATACAGTACCCATACAGTCACAGCCATTTGCCATCAGGGATTTTTCTCTTGACAGACTGATGAGGGATAGAGCATTCCAGTCTGAATTTGAGGTGCAAGGCTATCCATTTGTTGAGCAGTTTATGTATGCGCAATCTGCCGCACAGCATCTCCGTTACAGCATTTCAAAAAACTTAGAAAACATTGGAGATGTTTCAAAATACTTTGGTCCAGAAAGCTATGCATATAGGCAAGATGAATTAACGAATAAAGGACTTCAAGAAATTTATGGAGTAAAGCCAGGAGATTTTGCCACTCATGATCTTTATGAGCAAGCCTTTTTTAAAGCTTCATATGAAAATAGAATTAAAGATTTGAAAAAATCATATTTTGAATACAATCCATACTTGGCGAGTGTCGTAGATTTTGAAAACCTCCAGAGCATGAGAAATCTTTTGTTTGAGCCAGACCAAGTTGATTTTATTGGTCTTGCGGCTCTAAAAGGTCAGCCGGAAGCAGCCCATCTTTGGAGATATCTATCCAATCTTGGTAAAAACCTTAGAGGCTCCTTAGAAACTGCCGTTAAAAAGGATACTATCGAAAATGCTGAACGTTCTTTAAATAGAAGAGTTGATCTTGATAATTTATACTTTGTAAGAGAGGTTGATTCAGATTTACCAACAGAAATTGGACCAGGGGGGAGGCTTCAGCTTAGATCAGCAGGGCAAAGGCATCTTTTTGGTGATGATGAAATTCTAAGAGATACAATTCATGGATCGCTTAACCACATTGTCGGTGGTCATTTTTATAGAAATCAAGGTGACAAATTAAGCAGATATTATGTTGCAGCAATTTCTGATCTTGTTGATTACAATCCCGGCGCTCTAACAAATCTTTACGGAGTAGATACATGGTTTTTCCCTCCGCCTTTTGGTTCGGTAAGTCTACCCGAGTTTGACTCAGCAGGAAAACGGCTTTATCATGTTTTTGATGAGGCTCTTGAGTTCGGTCCTGGTAGAAATGAAGAACTTATGGGGCAATTTCAAAAAGATATTCTTGAGTTTAGAAAAGAAACCTATAGCTATCCTGGATTTTCAGCACTACAAGTTCAAGCTTTAAAGGCGTATCAAGAAACTTATCCAGTGTTTCAGAAAGGAGTTGAGGAATATTTCGCTCTAAGCAATATGCTTGGCACAAATTATCGTGGTGTAACACATCCAGATACTTATATTAAAAACCAACTTGATCTCATTGATCCAAGTGGATCTCTGCAGAGAGCAGGCATTGCCGTCCCTGATTTAAAACATACATCTTTGCGAGGTCCTTTGGATTCTCCAATACACTCAGGGTTATCCACAACGAAGCTTGACGAAATTATTAAACAAATACATTACAATACAATTGGTAAAGTCGAAAAATCATTCCTGAGAAGCTATAATGATGTCGTTGCAAGTGGAGTGGTCGGTTACTCTAAGCCTGTTGGAAACAGCGCTGGGGAGCAATTTTCTTTGACAAAAGAGGCACTCAGGGCGTTCTTGGATAAGCAAGGAGCTCCGGCATTTGCTCCAGGCATGTGGGGTAGTTCAAGCGATGTTGACAATGCAACAGGTTTGATTGCCAGGGACCTGGGGGTTAGGAGTGGACCCCATGACTCAACAGCTTCACACTCTGATGCTTTCGGTGCAACAGGGGTACCTTTTGGTGTAGAATCATTAATTGAATTTTCAAGGAATTTAATACTTAAATATTATGGAACAGATAGCCAATTTATTAGGAATTATAAAGGTGTTTTCCCAGGCAAATATACAAGGCTGTTACGAAAAGATTTTACGGATTTGGAAAGTCCTTCAAGTGTGAGTATGCAAAAAGTTCTTGATCAGATTAATGCAATGAAGCAAAAAGAAAGCACGGCTGTTTTGGTTCAAAATAAATCAAAAAAACCTGTTCAGGAAGCTATTGAGCAAGTTTTCAGAAGAAGTAGTGATTCGATTGCATACGTCAGAGATGCCGACCCATTAGACCTCATGGGGAATACCCCATTTATCCCTCCAGCAATTGAAACTCCTCTTTCGGCTAGAAGCTTCAGCGAGCAACTGGAAATGTTTAAAGCCCTTCACGGATTGGCTACTGCTAAAAATGCGGCACTCCAGCCCTATCAGCAACAACTTATTGAGCAATATACAGTTAACTTTAATAAACTCTTAAACACGAGGTCGCTTGATTTGTCTGGGAATCCACTTGCCACCGAAGCCTACATTGCTTCGGTTAAGAGACTGTACCCAGACCCAGAGGCCCTCTTCAGTTATCCAGTTAAACCAAATTCAGGTATACCACTCATGGAAAATATGGAGGCTGCGGGGTCGTCTGTTGGTGGGTTGCGTCTTGAGGATGTTCTTTATAATCCGGAAATTCAACAAATGATAGATGTCTTTATGATGGACATGAATAAAGCGATGAAGACTGGTTCGGTTGTATATCCGGAAAATATTCAAACCTATCGTGGTCTATCTCTACCGGCTCCAGTAGACGATCCCAGAAAGTATTTGGATAGCCTATATAGACCGGGGTACACACTTCCTAGTCAATATGCATCAACATCCATCAACGAAGAAGTTGCTAAGAGTTTTTCAAGCGGTCCTTACCTTAAGTCCTCCAATCCATACTCCTCTACATACGGAAGAATTCCAATCTTGGAGCATATCACTATTCCAAAAGGCAACGAAGTCTTTTCGCCAAGTTATTACGGTCTAGGATTGCAAAATGAAAGAGAAATTATTATACCTCCAACATACAAATTAAGAGTTGATAATATTCTAGAGCCAGATGCTGGTGGAAATGGATATTTTAGAATCCAAGCAACTGCAATAAAGGCTGCCGCCATGGCTGGTCTTGGGGGAGTCGGTATTGCTGGGGCATCAATGATCTCCACTCCAAATCAAGCGCAGGCAGCGACCGCTGACGCAATTGAAAGAACGCAACTTCAAAAAACTGCCTACTATGAATCGGTTAGGCGCTTAAATGATTTTATTGCAAGTCAAGAAACAAAGAATGTTTCTGATCAGTATAATGCAATACATTCACGCATGGAGCCAGTAGCCGATTTGACATCCATGACAATACAGCAAGCTATTGATTTTGCAAAACAATTTAGATTAAGCAATACGGAGAGTTCTGGAGCAATTGGCAAGTATCAAAATCTTCCGGAGTACCTAGGCCTCAGAGCTACTGCTTCTGGAATTAGCCTAAATAGTTTCTACGACGAAAAAAATCAAGAACTTATTGCTCAATCTTACTTGCTAAAAAATTTGAATGGTAATGGCATAAATCTTGAAAGTTATTTTAGTAATAAAAAAACTCAAAAGTATGCGATAGATAGAATTGCAAATTATTATCGTGGCATGCCAGGATCAGATGGTCGGTTCGTGGGCAAAGGGAGCAATAAGGAAGGTTCTGACCTCAACATGTTGGGAAATCTCAAGAATTATCTAACCGCAGCCAAATTAAATTATATGCCGGGGTTCAAAGAAGGTGGCTTTGTTGGTGGAATGCCGTCAATGGCTATCCCAGCCATGCTTCATGGTGGTGAATATGTACTGAATGCTAAAGCAGTTCAACAACTTGGATTGCCCTATCTGAACGCAATGAACCAGATTAGTCAATCTCAATTTAGACCGCCATCTTCAAGGGTCAATGCCCCATCCGGAAGCGTGACCAACAATGTAAGCACTGTCAACATTCAAGTTGAAAACTTTGTTGGGGAAGAGGCTTGGTTTGAATCAATGATGGAGGAATACAATATCAATGTATTGCCAAAGAATCAAAAACTAGCTGGCTTGGAACAAAGAAGGTTCTCAACCTACAATGGGATTAATCAAGGTCTATAATGAGTATTCAAAATCAACAAGCGGGCATAACTCATCTCGTTGTTATCAATGGTCATGAAATAACTGAGCACAATCGCCGCTTTGACCAAAATTACAAAATGAATTCGGCAGACATTGAATTGGCAAATGGCAACAAGAGAAGGTTTATTAAGAATAATAAAAACTCATACTCTCTTGCATTCTCATATCTCCCAGATAAGCAGACACACACTATTGATGGTCGCAAAGCAAGAAATTTCTTGTTAGAGTTGGCAAGAACTCCATCAAGCGCATCTTTATCAATAAAACTTGATCCATCTGAGCCATTTTATAATACAACCGTTTACATTGACTCTTACTCGGAAACATTAATTCGCCGGGATTTTTCAAGCCAATGCGCTTATTACGATGTCAATATAACACTGGTTGAGGCGTAGTATGTCAGAGTTTGGCTTCTATTCATTTTCAGAATCCTTTAAGCCGGGTATTGATTTTAACACACCCGACGAATCTATCGGTATTGCTAGTAATCTTACTATTCAAACAAATCTGGCAGTAAATGCATTAATTGAAAGACTAGTTTCGTCCTCAATCACTGTTGAGAGCAACTCTACAGTAACGGCGCTAAGGATTGTTCATGCTCAATCATCAATTGTTGTTGATGGTGCAACGCTAACGCTTGGCACTAGAGTCAAGTTAGCCTCTATTGCAATAACAATAAATTCTAATGCTACAGTTGATTCTGAGAAGATTGCATTTGCGTCAACTGCAATTACAGTAGGCTCCAATCTCTCAGCTTCAGCACAAGAGATTCTTAATGCATCAGCGGTGATTCAATCAAATTCTAGCGTATCTGCCGTGATAACCAAAACAGCAAAGGCATCTATATCAATAACGCCAACAAGTAATGTATCAACAGTTGCTACAAAAATAATGAAAATTGCTTCAAGTATTAGTAGTAATGTCAATCTCACAATCGTTGGCAAGATTGTCTTAGCAACAATAAGGATTAACATCTTTAATAACTCCTCAATAACCGCTAAAACAATTAAGTTTAGCAATTCAGCAACAACGGATATGTCAATTATTAGATCGCTACTTATGCTTGATGGTGTGCCGTTAACAAATCAAAATAGAAAATTGGCTGTTGATGCAACTCCAATATATATAGAAAATCTTAATTGGCAGGGCGATGCTTCAAGATACTATAAAAATTCAGCGGCAAATTCAGCGGCAAAACGAGTATTTAATCTACAATGGTCATTTATTCCGAACTATGAAAACAAAACTGTTGATTTAAGAGCTTCAAGGAATTATCTAAATAAAAAATCACAAGATGGCGATGTCCACACTTTGACAATTATTAAGCAGGATGATAGCGGTACATCTCCGTACACGGAAGAGAATGTCGATGTCTTGATAACCAATTATTCAGAGAATTTAATCCGCAGGGACTTGGTTGATAATGTATACTATTTTGACTGCACAATGTCGCTACAGGAGGTCTGATGATAACGATTGATCAGTACGGCAAAGACCTATCATCGGATTTTAATACGGCAATTTCATCAAAAGCTCAAAAAATAAAACCAAAAGTTGTTGTAACTTGGCTGGATAGTCGCCACTTAGACAACTTAGTTGCTACTACAAATGCCCCCCACGCAAACCTAAATTATCCGAACATAGGATTCTATTTTCAGCCATCACAGGCTGCTAATGGTGTTGAAAAACAATCTTTTACATGGGGCGTTGCTGGTGCAAAAGATGTTAATGGTCACGTTATTAAATCAGACGGGACTTGGTACACAATGCCATCTTTAACAACATCGGATTTATCCAACACAAGACTAGACGGAACTTTGGAGTTTGGATGGTGGTCTGGAAGCGTCAGCAACAGCACTGCCCACAATTCATATACTGGCTATGGTTTTACCACAGATCCCTATGTTGATTTAGCCTTTACATCAAGAAAAGTCAACAAGATAAGAGTTGTCACATCTCAATATTATGGTCAGATAAGTGACTATACATTGCAAGCGTATGATAGTTCGCTTAATCTTATAACGTCTCAGTCAGGTTCAATTCAATATGATTCCTATTACACCGATCATATCCTTAGTAGTGCGCTTTCAACACAAAATATTGCAAAGATAAGAGTTACTGTCCACAGCACCAAGAATCCACAAGACTACGCTCGAATTCAAGAAGTTGTTCCCCTATTTGAGCAAGACATGAGTGATTATGCAATATCTGTAAGCGTTGATAGAACGCGAGATGTCCATTCTACAAGTTTGCCAATTGGAGGAAGCGAAACATCGTCTGCAAGTATTAGTTTTGACAACACAACAAAGAAATTTAATATCTTTGATAGCAGTTCTGAGTTTGGTCAATATATGAAAAAAGATATAGAAGTCAATATCTATACGGGGTGGAGAGTAAAAAAGCCATCTGGTGAAAACCTTGACGATATATACCTAGCAACCTTTTTAACGGCAAATGCTAACACCAGCGCCACAACCTTGCTGGTAAACGATCTTTCAATCTTTCCAGCTGGGGGGAATGGGAATCATTTTACCGTAATTCTAGATAAGGGGAATCAGTCTGAAGAGATCATCCTATGCTCAGGAACAACATCTCCTAATATTTTAAATGTTGTCTCTAGAGGATATGGTAATACTTCTGCAAAGTCTCACGCCTTGCAATCATCGGTTACTTTTGAGATTTATGAATATGTAAGAAATGGAAAATTTTATATTGATGAATGGACATCTGAAAGCTCAGGCATGACGGTTGGTGCCTCAATGCAGGACTGGACAAAGTATTTAAATGAGAAAAGTATTAAGTACGGCTTCTTAGAAAGCAATGCATACACTGGTGATGCCGTGGAAGCTTTGTTACTGCGTGCGAATTTTCCAAAGTCCGATATTCGCAAACTGAATAGGTATCCCAAAGGGGCTCTGCTGTCTGGCGCAATTGCTGGGTATTCATTTGATGAAGATACGATTGACAGAAGCGGGAACAATGTAATTCCATCAACTGGTCTCAGGGCCAGATTCTGGGGTATGCCTTCAAACAAAAGAGACATATCTGTAAAAGATATTCAGGCTGATGCCCTTGATAAACAACTAACACAGCTTGATTTGGCGCTTGGTCAAACAAAATTTATAAGTCCGTCATTTGCTGCTCTATCTAAAAACATATCTTCCAACTCATCCAACGCTGTTCAATTGGTTGATTACTCTTTTACCGGCACCAATTCAACAGTTTACACTGATTATTATAATGGTGTTTTTGATGGCTATTATATCCCAAGATCAAGTGGTAATCAAACAATAGTTGTCAATATAACAGGTGGCGGTGTCAGGATATATTTGGATGATGCAATAATTCTTAACAAATTTAGAAATCATGAATCAAATACTCGACTTCAGAGCTCCACAGTCAATCTAACAGCGGGGGTTCCAAGGAAGATAAGGATTGAATTTTTCCATCCTCACAATAATGGCGCATCTCCGAGTTTTAGAATTTCTCTTCACAAGAATACTGGTGCCTCTGATGCAATCATAACAGCCGATGAGTGTACGACTATTGCGCCATGCGACTCAATAGGGGTGCGTAATGGCCCTACGGTGTTGACATCTCAAGACCCGTATCTCATGAGAAATAATGGTCTCTATATCAACAATCCCAAGCTTTCTCAAACAACTGGTCTCGTTTCAGACCCCGAAGACACATCGGTGCTTCTTGAATCAAGCGCCTACATTAGAATCCCAAATCATCAGAGTATTAATGTTACAAGTTCAAACTCAACCCTTTATACCGGAGAGTGGTCTTTTGAGTTTTATGGAAAATTTAATAACGGGTCATTCAATAATGATGGAGAATACATTAGCAACTGGGCAAATGCAGCTCCAACATCTGGCTTTGAATTTTTTAATACATCGGCCTCGAATGGCTTCAAGATAAGAACACTATCCAATGCATCAGTAATTACGGAGACTGTCTCTTCAAATACTGCTTTATCAAACAGCGTATTTTCCCATGTCCTTGTTACTTTCGATGAAACCAAAATCTACTATTATGTAAATGGTGATTTAAAAGCGAACACAACCCTTACTGGAACACCAATTGCGTTTGCTAATGATATAACCATTGGTGGTCGTGGGGCATCGTATACAGCAAATGTGGGGGAAGTCGCTCCATCAACGATTAGAAGTTTTATAGTTGATGAGTTTTTTATATATAATCACAGCCTTAGCGCGTCGCAGGTAAAGGATAGATATATTGAATCACAAATCCAGCCATTGACACAATTTGGATTTCTTTATGGTAATGATCAAACGATAAAACAAATAATTGATGACATTACATTTGCTGAATTGGGCCGCTTGTACATTGACGAGCTTGGTCTTGCAAAATACGAGCATTATTTTAGATTCTTTGAGTCATCAATACCCCAGCATTCCAATATTCAATCAACAATCAGTGATTCTGATTTTATAATCAATGCCGGATTCTCTGTTCAATTGCAATGCAACAAGGTTACAATTCCTCTGTCGGGGATTAAGAAGGCGGCTGGTGCTAGGCAGCAACTGTGGGTAGCCGAAGAAGACACTACTCTTGCCACAGTCGAATTGTCTGCAAATCTAGCATCAAATGCAAATGTGGCATTTTTCTCAGCCAATACAGATATTCCATTCCCTAATTCTGGGTTTGTAAAAATTGGTAGTGAGATTATAAAGTATAATAGCCGAACAGGTAATTCTTTTGCCAATCTGGAAAGGGGGCAATTTCAAACAGTTGCGGCATCGCACATTATTAATAACGGAAACGCATCAAAAATTAGAGAGACCAAATATTACAATGTTACATTCCAGCAAGCACCTGCATTCAATATTGACAGCCCATTCATAACTGCAATACGAATTGAAGAGCCGGATCTTATTGAAGTTCACAAGTATTTGCCCTACCCCTACGGTGCAGAATTGATTGTTTCAACCGCAAACACTGCCCCCGTAGGCAAAATCGTTTTCCTTCAGGGGGTTGATAGGGAAACAAAATACAGCTTTGCAACATCAATTGCTGGCCAAGCGGTTCAAACATCTGAAAACAACTCTGACATCAAAACGCAATCTGCCATATCCAATGAAAGCATTAGAAAATTTGGATTAAAGGATATTACGATTGAAAGTGACTTTATCAATGATGCAGTCCATGCTCAGAAGATTGCTGACTTTATAATTAGCAAAACCCAGATACCCGTCCCAATCCTGAACGTCGGTACGATCATTATGCCAAAAATTCAACTCGGGGATCGGATAAGGATATCTAACATAACTTCTCTTGGGATTGTAAATACTGATTATTGGGTGCTATCATATACTAGGGCTATTGGTGATAGTTTCGCACAACAAATGGTTTTAAGGCAGGTTTCATAATGATCAATGAGACAGGAGTATTTTTCTTCCCCGGTGGTGGACACGATCACGATGGGGAAAATTCAAGCCTTATTGATACAAACTTTTATTCTGTTTTTGATTTTCAGTTTACTACAGATCTTGGTGGTCCGGATAGACGGAGAACATTAGACCGCAATTTCCATAATTTTACGAATTTTGTAATTGACGTGGTGAATAAATCCATAATACAGCCAGCGGGTATAAGATTTCAACCTGGTTCAATTAACGGTAGTTCCGATATTATTACAAACTCCATAACAACTAATTCAATTCAAGCTGGAGCCATTACTGCTAATTTAATTCAAGCCGGAACCATTACTGCTAATTTAATTTCATCAAACACCATTACTGCAAATAACATTGCTACAGGAACAATAACAGCAAACCTATTGTCTTCAAATGTTGTTTTAGTCAATCAAGTTATTAAAAGTAATAACTACGTTACTGGACAGTCTGGTTGGTCAATAAATGGCAATGGTTCCGCTGAATTTGGTTCCGTAGAAATGCGCGGGACCATTGATGCAACAGCAGGCAATATTGCCGGATTTGAAATTGGCTTTCAAGATTCACCTGACTCATTACACACTGGAGGTAATTTCCTCGGCACAATGGACCTGGGTAAATTATTTTATACGGGTCAAAATTTGGGTCCCGTTCATAGCAACTTCCTTGGCGATGACGAAGATAAGGCCGGAGTGAGAATTGATGGACCCAGCGGGGTATTTTCAGAACTTTTGTATGACCTGCTACTTCTGGATAATGGAAGTGGAGATTATGTTGCGCTTACTTACGGCGAGATTGAAGCGACCGGTAACATAGCCGCAGGAGGTGACATAGCCGCACTAGGTGAGGTAACTGGCGCAGGCGGCGTTAATGCAGGTGGCACTGGTGTTTATTATAACACACCCAACCTTCCCGGCAGTAGATTTGGTATGGCGTTTGGATGGGATGCCGATGCTGCAGACATAACCTTTATCGTAAATAATGATACAAACGTCGATGGATTTATAACTCCAGACGGTTTCTATTCGGATAGAAGACTCAAGCACAATATTTTTCAATTGAACAGTGAAGTCTTAGAGAAAATTTACTCAATTAAAATTTACGAATTTGATTATAAAGATGATATTCCGTATGAATCATTAAGAGGAAAGCACGGTTTTGGAGTCATTGCGGATGAAATGGATCAGCTTTTTCCAGAATTAGTGGTGAACAAAGATGACTTAGAAAAGTACAAGCAGGTTGTATACGTCAAGACCATTCCGCTTCTGCTGGGTGCCATAGGGGATTTGAATAGCAGATTGATTGCGGTGGAGCAATTAAATTCCGAGATAAACGAGTTAAAAAGTAAAGTTTCCGAATTAGAGTCGTATCTGTTCAACGGGCCCAATAATGAGGTATAATAGTTAAATGGCTTACGAGAACTATACACAAATATCATGGACTGATGGTAGCCCGATTACCGGCGAGCGACTGCAGCAGATGTCAACAAACATTCAGCAAGTAAAAGAAGCGACCGACGATTCCCCGCAGGGGCTCAAGAGAATAAAGAGCATAGATACGGCCAGTGCCCAATTTAACAGCTTTACTACAACCAATGAGATCATTGCGTTGAAAGATGAAAGCTCCACTGGTGGTCCGGACAACCGGGTATCCATTGGTGCTGCTCGATACTACCGTGTTGTTTTAAATTTTACAGGGATTCAGGTTATCACCAAGGGTGCCGAGGATTCCTTCTATAGAGTTACCATTCATGAGGGGACTCACGGCTCAGCCAATACAACAATTTATACAGCCGACTTCACTCCACCAATTTACTCATTTATTGATGTTGCAACGCTTGGAGGAAGTGCAACAATTGCCAATATAGCCCTTCGTAGCAATTCCTTCCAAAGTAGATTTGGCGCAGGAATGCACTCTACTATTGCCACATCAGATGGTTCTGGATTTACGAACAGATCATTTTTTGCAGCGATATCCAGGTTTCAAGGTGCAAGCGCTACGAATGCCCCTTTGTACTTTGTCCCCGCAAACCCTAGCAATAATCTGCTTCAACTCTATGTTGAGGATGTGGGAGGCACTGCCTGAGAAAGCCAACATTGGCTTCACAAAGACAGGATGTAAAATGGAATGATGCTGCCCCAATGGGTGAGGGGAGCCCAAATTTTCGTGGTGGGAAATACGTTGATGACAAAGGGTATGTTCGTGTTTTAAAACCAGATCACCCTAAAAACATTAGAGGCTACACCTATGAGCACAGGTTGGTTATTGAGCAGTATCTTGGGAGATACTTGGAGCCATGGGAAACGGTTCATCATATAAACGAAATTAAAATAGATAATAGGGTTGATAACTTATTTCTCTGCTCACATAGGGAGCATAGCGCCATCCATAAGGAAGGCTCAAGAATATCTGATGCTCACAAAAATAAATTAAGGGAAATGGCGTATAGTAATAAACCACATACGAAGAAAAGAAATTTTGCAAAAAATATTAATCAAAAAAAATGATATCACGGCGTTTTCACGGTATCCCTATGATATCCTTACGGCGGAGGTAAGAAAATCCTTATGAAAATATGTCAAGCGGAAGGGTGCAATCAGCAATTTGAGCCCAAGACCGCCAACCAGAAATACGCAGATAAAGAATGCCGGCGATCAATTGATATCAGTGGCTTATGCCAATACAGACGGAAGAAAGGTTTATTTGAAGTGCAAGCAAATCCAGTAACGGGAGAAATCCCCACCAATGATGCAGAATTAAAAGTTGCTTACTCTAAGCTCTTGACTGAGTATAGAAAAGTAAAAGATAAGAGTGATGATTTTGTTGACGCAATTTTTAGGGCTGTCAAGGATGACATTGATTCCTCAAAGAAGGAAAAAATTCCAAAACCAAAACTTGTCAAATCAAAAGGTGCACCAGAGGTTGCGGTTGCAATCCTCTCAGATTGGCAACTTGCTAAGGTGACACCGGATTATAACTCAAAAATTTGTGAAGAGCGTGTTTATCGGTTTGCTGAAAAAGTTATTAACCTTACAAATATTCAAAGAAAAGATCACCCAGTCAATGAACTTCGGATTTGGGCTCTTGGCGATATTATTGAAGGAGAACTGATTTTTCCAGGGCAATCATTTTTGATTGATGGCGGTTTGTATCGCCAGATTACAGTTGATGGACCAAGAATTATGAAGAACTTCATTAACATAATGTTGGAAAACTTTGAGAAAGTTACATTTGTTGGAATCATTGGCAATCATGGTTCAATCGGTGGAAGGGCAAGGAAAGATCATGACCCTGAGACCAATGGCGATAGAATGCTGTATAGAATTACTCAATTAATGTTTGAAAAAGAACCCAGAGTGCAGTTTGTTATCCCCGATGGCCGTGGTGAAAGATACTGGTATGCCGTTGATAAGATTGGTAAATACAAGGCTTTGCTTTGCCATGGCGATCAGTTCGGTAGCCTATCCTCTTTTTATGCTTTTCAAAAGAAAGCGTATGGCTGGAAGATTGGAGCAATTGAAGAGGATTTTGATGACATCTACATTGGACACTTCCATACCCCCACCAAGATGACATTCAATACTGTACAGTTAAGAATTTCCGGAAGCCCCGAATCGTTGAACACATACGCTGCTGAAACATTGGCTGCTGCTGGTAGACCCTCACAGTCACTAGTTTTTGTTCACCCAGATAAGGGCGTGGTCACGGCAGAATACAACTGTTGGCTTGACGATGAAAAAAAATAGAATTGATATACCATTACTAGAGAGTTATTATATCAAGCATGATATACGCTGTAAAAGATGTGATAACAAAATGATGTTTGGTAGTCAATATTATGCCATGCGTAAAGTCTGGGTTGATTTTACTTGCCTTGGCTGTGCTAGAAGTGTTGATATTGATTTAAATGCATTTAATGCCATCATGAGAGAGTTTGGATTCAAACCAAAGGCGGCAAGATATGTTATTTCAGAATAGAGTTGTCAGCAACAAATTTTACAGATATGCTAATCATTTAGTCAAGATTAAAAAAATTAGCAAAACAGGTAACAGGATTACACTACTCAACCTTCATGATAATACGCTCATTGAGATTCCGTTAAAATCTTCAGATTTATTGCTTAATCGCATTTATACGGTGGGTGAAGTTGCTAAGATAGTTGATAGACAGCCCAATACGCTAAGGAAATATGAAAAAAAGAATCTTATCGCTTCCCCAAAGAAATTCGGGGATGTCTATAGAGGGTATCGGAATTGGAGGTACTATGATGAAGCCGATGTGTATGACATTGTTGCATTTTTCAATGGTAGAGTGCAGGGTCGGCCAGTCAATAAATCTAAAGGTTTTGTAATAACAAAAATAAAAACAATAAACCAAAAAGTCAAACTACACAAATAGGAGAGATATGAAAGACATTAATGGCACTGAGATCTGGGCTTCCCTTGGTATTACCAAGAATCTTGGCAACTACGAGTCTCTTCGCTTAGATGCTGGAGCGCGAACGGTTGCTAAAACCCTTGACGATGCAGATGCATGGGCAAAACTCTGGGAATCAATTGATGCTCAGATTGAAGCCAAGTTGCAAGAGCTTGATAATGAAAAGCAGTCCTGATTGGAAAAGTTTAGCCGTTTGCCTAGCGGATAAAAATCAATCATATTGGCTTTCTTATAACATAGAGCACATAGAATATGCAAAGAAAGGCTGCGCTGTGTGTCGTGTACAAATTGAATGCATTGAGAACGCCATTGCACAAGAAGTATACGTTGGGGTTAATGCTGGAATATCCGAGTGGGATTTCTTGGATAAAACATGGAAGAAGGTGACAAATGCAAAGCGAACTAACTGGTCAAATAGCGCTTCAACACTTCGTAGATTGTTGCAAAAAAAGAAATAAACTATTCGTTCCAGACTCCCCAAGGCAAGAACAGGTTTGTGATGCCTTGGCTTCATTTTATAAGTATGATGTATTGCTTGATGCGATAGATGAATACATCAAGGTTAACCCCGGACCATTCATTATTTTTGATTTCGCTATACACTCCAAGAAATATACTGATCACATACTTACAGAAAAGCGTTCAAAAGATAGTTTTATCAACATGGTTCAAGAAACCAAAAAGAGAATGGAGCAGGAGTGAATTACGAAGTTAGGCTTATCAATTCAATTGTTGACAGCGGAAACTATATTGATGCAATCACTGGTGGCGTTGATAATGTCTTTTTAGAATATAAAGACATCTGGAATTTTGTAGTAGCGCACCATGATGAGCACGGCAAGGTCCCCTCCAAAGACACTATCAAACATCACTTTCCCGACTTTGATTTCGTATCAACGCCAGAGCCAATGTCTTACTATCTTGATGAGGCAAAACGAGAATCCTTAGCTTATCAAACAAGAGTCATCGTTTCTAAATCAAATAATATTCTTAATGAACTTGGTGCAAAAGATGCTTTATCATTTCTGATGGAGCAGACATCAAAGCTTTATAAATTTTCTAGCAGTCTAAAAGATACAGACCTTGTTGGTGAATGGCAAGAGAGGGCGAAAGAGTTAAGGGAACGCTCCGAGAATCCAAGTGGTGACTATATGGGTATCCCCAGTGGTATTACAGTAATTGATAAGACCTTTGGTGGTTGGCAACCTGGAGACTTTATTGTTCTTTTGGGCTGGACCGGTGTTGGGAAATCTTTTATTGCAAGACTCTTTGCTGTTAATGCATGGAGGGCCGGCTATAGACCACTTATAATTTCACTTGAAATGAATAAGAAACAGGAAGGTCAGCGTCTTGATACATTACTCAGTAACGGCGATGCAAAGTTTACCAATACGGATCTCGTAAGAGCCAACCCAGCAATTGTTGATGCTTACGAATCATGGGCTGAAAAAACATTTCAGGGCATGCACCCAATTCACCTTGTAACATCTGAGGGGCTTGAAACAGCGGATCAGATGATGGTGCAGGCTAAGATTGATCAATACAATCCAGATATGGTAATTCTTGATTATCATGGCTTGTTTGATGATTCTTCTGGTGCCAAGACAGAAACAGAAAAGGCGAAAAACTTATCTAAGGCATTTAAGCGCTTAGCTGTAAAAAATGCAGTACCGATCATTGACGTAGCAGCCGTTACAATGTCAGAGGGGCATTCGGAAAGACCACCGGAACTGGAAGAGGTTGCGTGGAGTAAACAGCTTGCTTATGACGCAGACCTGGTTCTTGCTATTCATCGTGAGCCAAATTCTGATTTGTTTCAAGTTGTGTCAAGAAAGGTTAGAAGAGCTACTCAGTTTGCCTTTTTCCTTAGATGGAATCTTGAAACAGGTAAGTGGACAGAAGAGTGGGACTTCTAATGGAAAAGAGTGTTGCCGGTACAGCCGTTGATATAGAAGCAATAGCAAGGATTAGACCATGGTTGGAAGATCAGGCTCGGGCGGAGTATGGATACAAAGGAAGTACAAGGTTAGTAACTGATTATGACAAAAACAAGAATGTATTCAACTTTAAAATCATTTTCTCCGATGAATCTTAGAACGGAGATTGATAATTTATTTGAGGAATATCATATTCAGGTTTACACCTTTAGTGGCGATGAATACTCAATCTTCTGCCCCTTTCATAAAAATGCAAATACGCCATCCTTCTACATCAATTCTAAAACTGGTTTGTGGCAATGCTTCAACCCATCCTGTGGCAAGAAGGGCAACTTTAAACATCTATACAGGCATATCACTGGTCGATCTTTTCATTCTCACCTTAAAGTGGATCCCATTGAACTGCAAAGTAAAATTGATGCAGGGTTTTTGCAGAAGAGGGATGAGCATATTGATTTGTCACCCATTGGAATCGATTACTCATTGGAATCGGCAATTGAAAAGATACAACCATTTGTCAATAGAGGCTTATCCATAAATACATTGAAGCATTTTGAGATTGGATTTTCTGAAATCAAGAATAGGATTGTCATACCAGTAAGAAACCATCAGTACAAAGTCGTTGGACTTATCGGCCGGGCTATTTCTGACGATCAGGAACCAAGATATTTGTATAATAAAGGATTCAAGAGAGCGGATGTTCTATTCAACATTCAAAACGCAAAACATTTCTCAGAGGTTATAATCGTTGAGGGCAGTGTTGATGCCATGAAGATTCACGAAGCAGGATTTCGGAATGTCGTTGCTACTCTTGGGGCTCAAGTTTCAGCATACCAAGTAAAACTAATTAAGAGGTACTTTGATACAATTATTATTTTTTCCGACAAGGATTCCGCTGGAAATGCCATGAGGGGTGCTATAATTGATTCTTGTCGTGGGAAGAATATTTTCACGGCGGAAGTATCAGCGGGGTGCAAAGACCCTGGTGACATGAATGCAATAGAAATACAAAACAGCATAAACATCAAAAACAACATCATATAGGAGAAAAAAATGTCATTTTCATCAGTTAAAACACTAAAAGACTTGGAGAAGCAAGTCGTACCAACAGGAAAGTCATCGGGAGCCAAGAAGTTCTTCTCGCTTCAATCTGGCGACTCGTTTAAGATTAGATTCCTTCAGGAACTAACAGAAGACAGCACAAACTATAACGACAAGGTGGGGACAGCAATTTCCGTCCCAGTTATTGTTTCGCCAATCAACTGGAAGTGGAAGGTTGCATCAACAGCATCGCTTGAAAAATACAATTACCGATGCTGGGGCAGTGAGCAGGCTGTGCAAGATAAAGGCTGGAGAGCAAAGCCGCACTTGCTGATCAATGTTGCCGTTGAAGTTGAGCCAAACAAATGGGAGCCCCGAGTGCTTGATACAACATTCAATCAACGCCACATTGGGCTGACTTTGCTTGAATATGCAAAAGAATTCGGCACGATTACGGATCGATTCTACAAATACTCAAGAACAGGCTCCGGTGCTTCCGACACCAACTACAGTTTGATTCCACTTGCTGTTGCTGAGCAAAGCAATGAAATTAAGAACATGGTTCTGCACGACCTCAACAGCATATATATGATGCTGCCTTATGAGAAGCAGGAAATCTATCTTACAACTGGTGAACTGGGTAAGGACACTTGGTAGTATTGGTGGGGTCGTTAGCTCAGTGGTAAGAGCGTGGCACTCATAATGCCTTGGTCGTAGGTTCAATTCCTACACGACCCACAAAATGAAACATGTAAATAAAGCCATTGTGCTTGACCTTGATGGGGTGGTAGCCGATATTGCCACCTCGCTGGAGAATGAATTATATAATCGCAACTTAATTCAGAAGGGCAACTTTGAAGAATGGCTTACAAAGGATACAAAAAATAAAGAAATCCTTGAAATCTTTAATCAGCCTTTGTTTTGGAAAAACATGAAACCCTACAAGGATGCTTGGCATCAAGTAAATTACTGGTTTAGTCTTGGCTACGACATTCATATTGTAACAGCAAGAAGACAGCCCAATGCCGTTTCTGAAACAACGCCATGGTTGGAGGGTTGGGGTATCAATACCATGAAGCCAATTTTTTGCAACATTGGTGAAAAGATTGATCATGTAAAAAAGATTGATCCGGTTTTTGTAATTGAGGACAACCCGCGTGAGATTCGCAAAATACAGGGCCTAGGGGTAAATTGTTATTTAAGAGCACAAAGCTATAACCAGAAATACTGGAATGAATTCAACACTATTGAAACACTATTCGAGATTGAATTGGAGAAATAATGACTGATTTTGTGCACCTACACTGTCATTCCGAATACTCGCTTCTTGATGGGATGTCAACACCAGAAGAGATTGCTAAGATTACAAGCATTAATGGTCAGTATGCATCTGCAATTACCGATCATGGCTCAATGGCAGGAGTGCTTAGGTTTCAAAATGCATGTGAAAGTTCTAATGTAAAACCACTCTTTGGCGTTGAAGCCTATTTTGTTCCTGAACTTAAAAAAGATGGAGATGGCAAGCACGAGCGCCATCACTTGATTTTGCTTGCCAAAAACAATGAGGGGCTTGAAAAACTTTTCAAGATGTCCAAAATCGGCTGGACAAATAATTTTTATTATAAACCAAGAATTGATTTTGAAATGCTGGAAGAGATGGTTGACGGAGACATCGTTGCGCTATCTGGCTGTATGGCAAGCAGTATTTGTCGGGCTCTGGAATCCGATAACTATTCTCTTGCAGAGCAATTCTCTGAGCGATTTATTAAAATATTCAAGGATGATTTTTACTATGAAATGCAGGCTTGGAACACGCCAAAAATTAACGAGGGGATTGTTAGCCTTGCCAGTGCATTCAATCGTAAGGTTGTTGCGACAGCGGATTGCCATTTTCCAAGCGCACACGATAAAGGGTGCGAAGAGGTATTGCTCTGCGTATCGCAATATCCAAGTTTCTCACCAGCGCAACTTAGGCATGCTGAGCAGGAATCGATTAAATTTGATAAGGCTGACACTGACCTTGTAAAGAAAATAAACGCAATGTATCCAGATCGCTTTTTGCGATTTGACAAAATTAATCCGTATTTGGCAAAGGCTCAAGAGATTGCTGGATGGTTTAAAGAAGTTGGCTATGACCGGGTTGATATTTTGGAGAATACAATAGAGGTTGCAGAGAAGTGCACTGCTAAAATTCAAAAACGCAAAAATCTGTTGCCAAAGTATATGAAGTCTCTCAATTCTGACGATTACTTGCAGGAGTTAATTGAGTTTAGACTAAAGGAATTGAATTTGGGTCAAGAGTATAAGGATCGGCTTGCATCAGAACTTGCGATTATTAAACAATTAGGTTTTGCTGACTACTTTTTGATTGTTTGGGATCTGGTTAAATGGGCTGATAATAACGGTATTGGTAGGGGCACTGGTCGAGGATCAGTAGGCGGAAGTCTTATGGCTTTCTTACTAGACATCACAAAGGTTGATCCACTTAAGTACAACCTACTCTTTGCTCGTTTTATCAATGCTGAAAGAAATGACTACCCAGATATTGACTTAGATTTTGAAGACAAGCGCCGAACAGAAGTTCGGTCTTATTTGATTGAAAGATGGGGTCGTGATAATGTTGCTGCAATTACCACATACGGCACATTTAAGCCAAAGAGTGCGGTAAAGGACGTAGCCAGGGTTCTGCAGGTGCCTTACAAGGAAACAAACAACATTACTCCTTATTTTGAAACAATTGAAGAACTTCAATCAACTCCTAAGGGCAAAATATTTTGTTCACAGTATCCGGATGTTCCAAAAATTGCAAAAAGACTTGAGGGGCGTATTCGTAATGCCGGAGTTCATGCTGCCGGTATGGTCGTATCGTCTATTCCACTAACGCAAGTTTGCCCCATTGAAACACGTAAAGACACTGATGGCGGTGGCAGAACTGTCGTTACAGCCTTTGATATGACCGATGCAGAGGCTGTTGGACTTATTAAAATAGATATTCTTGGTCTTCGTACCGTATCTGTCGTTAAAGATGCCCTAGCGATGATTAGGAAGCGCTATGGGCTTGATGTAGAGCAGATGTCTCTTGGGCTTGATGACCCTCTTGTTTACAACAATTTCAATGAAGGAAACACAGTCGGTGTATTCCAAACAGACGCTGCGGCTTATCGCAACCTGATTGAGCGCATGGGCATTGACAACTTTAAGGATCTTGTTGTGTCAAATGCCTTGGTTAGACCCGGCGCTCTGCTTTCGCAAGGTGAGAGGTATATTGAGAGAAAGAAAGGCTTTAAGCCAGCATATTATCCAGATGATTCCGTCAAGGAAATTTTGGAAGAAACATATGGAACGGTTATCTTCCAGGAACAATTGATGCAGATGTCAGTAAAATTATCTGGTTTTACATGGGCAGAGGCCGACAAACTTCGCAAGATCATTGGTAAGAAGCGGGATGCTACCGAATTTGAGCAGTTTAAAGATAAATTTATTAATGATTCTATTATTCCTAAACCAGAAGCCCGACAGATGTGGAAGGAGTTTGAGATGTCAGCATTGTACATGTTTAATAAATCCCATGCTGTTGCGTACTCAATGCTTTCTTATCAAACGATGTGGTTAAAGGTAAATTATCCGTCAGAATATCTGTGGGCTCTGTTATTCAATGAAGATGTTGGTGAAAAAATTACAGCCTATCTAATGGAAGCGCAAAGAATTGGAATACCAATTCTTCCACCAGATGTTAACCTTTCTGGGGAGTTCTTCTCTATTGATTATTCAGAAGATATTCCTGCAATTAGATTTGGTTTATCAAATGTGCTTTCTTGTGGTAAAGCGGCTATTGCTGAAATAACGACAAAAAGACCATTTACCTGCTATGATGAATTTGATGCCAAATGCTCAAAGAGTGCTGTTAAGAAGCCACTTCGGGAAAATCTTGATAAGGTTGGGGCATTCAAATCTTTGGGCTTTGTATCTCAATATGACCATTCAAGATACTACTTGCCAATCTTGGGGTTCTCGCTTGGCGATGCAGAAAAGAATGAGATAGATGTTTTTGCTGATAACTTATCTGATTTTCACGAGACAAACTCCCCGCTGATGCTCGTGAAAGCAATTGTTAGATCAACAAAAAAGACACCACAGTATTTAAGAATTGAATTTGAGGACTTCTCTGGATCTGCAACAGTTTTTGCTGAAAGGAATACAGAGCTTGCAACCAGAGATTACATCTATGCCCTCATTGGTGACAGAACTTTGCATTTCTTTTGTGATGCGTACAATTACATCGGTACGCCCCTTTACGACTTTATCAAATTGAGGATGCAGGGTGTTGAGCATGAACACTCGTGGCTGTATCAACACGGAATTGGTGATATGACTAGTGATAAAACATTGTTATACATTTTCAATATGAGAATATTTAAAACATCTCGTGGTTTTGAAATGGGTAATATTTACTGCTGGGACGGAGCAAATATGTTTAAAATTGTTGTATTTGCCAGTGTGTTGAAAAAAATTAAGCCAATTCTCAAGACTGGCGCATGGTTTGCTGCTAAAATTGAGAAGATTGATGAGAAGAATCCGCTTGTTCAGATTGACTCGTATAAACTTTCTTCTAGCGATGGTTTGATTTCTGTCAACGATTTTATAAAAAGGAAAAACTTGATAAAAGCATGATTGTTTGGTCTGATAATCAATTAGCAAAGTTTAGTGAGGGCTATGGTTATACCCCTGACTGCTTATATACCCACATCGGCAGCAGCGAGCTACCTATTCGTAGGAGCGTACCAACCAGACCAGAAGAAATTGGGCGCATTCAGATGGGCGTAAATCTTGGATACTTCGCCAAAAATGATTATCCAAACGAGATTGTTATTAACCACTCAGTGCCAGAGACTTTTGTAAAATCAATGCGTTATTCGGTGGGCTTTACTTTTTGGGAAACAAATAGACTTCCTGATGACTGGGTTCGTAATTGCAATGAGATGGATGAAATCTGGACCTGCTCAGTGGCAATGCAGGAAGTTTTTATTAATTCTGGAATAAAAAAACCAGTGCATGAATTTAAACTTGGTGTAGACCCAGATTTGTATAAGCCAGTTAAAAGAAAACCTCATAACCAATTTACATTCTTGTCTGTTGGATCTCCGGCAACACGTAAAAATTCTCAGCTATCACTTGATGCGTTTATTAAGGTTTTTGGGAATAACGACAACTATAGGCTTATTTATAAATCAAATGGGCCGCCAGACGCAAGGATAAAGACTGGGGATGCCATTGGTCCAATACAACACCCAAGGATTACTGTTATTGATGACGAACTTTCTCATGCCGATTTTGCTAAGATCTATGATTTGGCAGACTGTGTTTTGTTCCCCACAAGCGGTGAAGGCTGGGGTAATCTTCCGTTTCAAGGGATTGCCAAAGGAATACCAACAATATGTACAAACATTTTGGCATGCACTGAATTTGCAAACATGTCTGTTCCTCTTGATTTTGATTGGGATTCATCCACAACTTTTGGGCAATATGTTGGAGCCGGTGAATGGGCTAAGCCAAATTTCAATGATTTGTGTGATAAAATGAAATATGTTGCTGATAACTACGAAGCGGTTTCCGATAAAACATACAAGAATGCTCTTTGGATCAACAAAAACATGACTTGGCAAAAAGTCTCAGAAAAATATATTAAAAGAATGTGGGAAATATTAGAGGGGAATAAATGAAAATACATTATATTAGTTGCCATTCAATCCTTGAATACGATGAAGTACAGCTTCTGACTGATTTAGGTCATGAAGTTTTTTCTAACGGTGCTTATGTCGATCCTCGTGGACACATTACCCTTCCAAGGCCGGCGATTAAAGGTGCAAAATTTTATGAAGATTATGCAGCATTATCAATTTCTCACCCCAAAACCAAACTCCCCAGTGAGTTAATTGAACCGTTTGATGTCATAATTATAATGCATTCCCCAGACGTTGTTATTGAAAACTGGAAAAACATTAAGCATAAGAAAGTTGTTTGGAGAACAATTGGGCAATCAACTGAATCTGTTGAAGCATCTCTTACGCAGATGCGTGAAGAAGGGCTTAAGATTATAAGATATTCTCCTAAAGAGCGAAACCTTTCTAATTATATTGGTGAAGATGCCCTGATCAGATTTTGTAAAGACGAAGATGAATATAGTGGATGGAATGGTGTGGGGCAAAATGTTGTTTGTTTTGCACAGAGCTTGAAGGGAAGGAGATCCCACTGTCATTATGAAGAAATTATGTCAGTGATAGATAAATATGATGGCATGGTTTATGGTCCTGGTAATGATGATTTAGGTAGCAAAAACGGCGGGTCAGTTCCTCACCAGGTGCAGGTAGCCAAAATGCAAGAATCTAGAGCTATGATTTATGCTGGAACTGCTCCGGCATCGTACACACTTTCTTTTATTGAAGCTATGATGCTTGGGCTTCCGATTGTTGCAATTAGCAAAAAACTTGCTCACATAATTTATGATTTTGATTTTTATGAGGTTGATGAAATCTTAGCCCAGATTGGTGGTCTAGTTTGCGATGATGTCGGGCAGATGTTTGAAAAAACAAAGATGTTATTAGATAGTGACGAATTAGCCAAAGATATTAGTGAAAAACAAAGAACTTTGGCTATTGAAATGTTTGGTAAGAAAAAAATAATTAAACAATGGGAGGAATTTTTAGGTTCATTATGATAAACACTGGAGATTTTATACGCGAGTTCCCCGTAGTCCATCACAACGACAGGGATGGTGAAGCGGTGCTGATGACGGAGTTTCTGAAGCTAAGGGGTCCATTTAAATCATTACTTGACATCGGAAGCCATCGTAGCGCCTCATATTATGCCAAAACTATTCGCGGCTTAACCGAACGCTACGATGCAATTGATATTTTGCATGACCCAGAAGTGGAAGCAATCTGTGACAACTATTATCAAGGAAATGTCAATAATACGGAGTTTGATATCAAATATGAAGCGGTTATCTGTGTGTCTGTAATTGAACATGCAGGGTCATTTACCTACAAAGCTGATCCCTACACTGAACAGATGGCTATGTTTAAGCGTTGTCTTGATCTGTCATCTAAATATGTTTGGATTAGTTTTCCGGTTGGTCAACCCTATGTTTACGCTAACGAGTTATCGGTGATAACTGAGAATCAACTTAGCGCATGGGAGAAGATGGTCGGGGATTTTAAGTTGAATCAAACATTTTTGTATAGCCAAGGTCCACAAGCAGGTCACGCTTGGCATCAGTATCAAAAGCGTGATGTAGCGGTGAAAATCCCTTACATAGATTTTATTGGCAACCAAAGCATTTGTGTTATGGAAATTGAGAAGTGAATGTATTTACAGACTTTCACCACAATTCACTTTTAAGATCATTTGTCCTTTTATTTGAGAACCGGCTAGGAGCCAAAGTATATAGACCAATCGGCATGGAATGGTTTTACGAAGGGTATTGGGCTATTAATGATCTTGAAGAAACGGCTAAACAGTTTTTAGACACAAAAACTACTATTATCGCTGACAAAACTCCGGCTTTAAATGTCGTCAGCTCTATTGATGATTATATTTATAATGTTTACGATCCAGGGCATGTAACAACTCATAAAGCAATTTCCTTAAATACTTTTAAAGAAATAAAATTTGATTATATTATAGCTTCAATACCACAACATGTTGATATTTTTAAAGATTTAATTAAAAAATATCAACCTAATGCTAAATTGATTATTCATTTTGGTAATAACTGGGTGGAGCCTGAAGATGGTAGCAATGTAATGGCTTCAGTCAGAGGGCAGGGCTGGAATAAATCAAATGTTGTTTACTACCATCAGGAGTTTGACACAAATCTTTTTAAACCTATTAATGAATTTGGGTTTAAAAAAATAAGTTCTTACATACATGTTTTAGAAAAAAATAAAGGCTGGGTTGATTTTTTAAATATTGAAAATTATTTATTAGATAAAAAAATTGTTTTAAAAAGTTACGGTGGGCAATGCCGAGATGGGTCCCTTGATGGAGCAGAAGCAGTGTCAAAATCTGTACAAGGAAATGATTTTGTTTTTCATGTAAAACACACAGGTGATGGTTATGGTCATGCTCTTTATAACGCATATGCATGTGGTAAGCCAACTATAATCCGCAGCTCGTATTATAAAGATCATTTAGGTGAAGAATTGTTTAATGATGACAACTGTATTGATTTAGACAAGATGAGTTTTGATGATGCTGTAAATAAAATCGTAGATGTAATCAATGATATTGATCAATTAAAAACTATGTCGGGTAATGCTTACAGGGCTTTTACTAATGCAGTTAATTTTGAGCAGGATGCAGAAAAAGTAAAAAATTGGCTTGCAAATTTGTAGATTTATAGCGTAATTTCGCACACTGATGTGATATCATTGTTTAAATTTCACGGAAAGAGAGTCGCATGTTAGTTGTTGATAAAAGAAAAGGCGATCAAATGCCAGTGCACGAGGTTATCCCAACCCCGAGTGTTGGATTAAATAGGGCACTTGGAGGCGGTTTAAACTCTGGGGCTACTCATTTATTTTGGGGAACCCCGTCTGTTGGTAAAACAACAATGTGTTTTAGAATTATTGCAGAAGCCCAAAAGATGGGATACCGGCCAGTTATTGTGGATTCAGAGTCATCATATAATGATGAGTACGCAAAGAAATGCGGGATCAATATTGATGATGTCGTTATTGTTCAGTCAACAGTCGTTGAAGACATTATGAAAAATATTATTACATATCTTAGTGATGATAAAGAAAAACACATTTTCTTGTTTGACTCACTATCAAATATTGTTAAAGAAGAATTTTATGATAAGCCTGAAAGTGGTAAGGCAATGGGATTGTCTGCTCGCTCTCAAGGCTATTTTCTACAGAAATTAGTAAACTATCTTCACAAAGAACGCAACATTATGCTATTTGTTGCTCACCAAACAGTTGATCTTAGCGGTATGTATGCAATTACTAAAGCAAAGATGGGCAATACAGTCCATCATAACATGTCAAATATTGTTAAATTGTTTCTATCTATGTCTAAAGCCGAAATGGAAAGAGAAGGTAATAATATGATTACCAGTCAAAAAGCAACATGGACTGTAGAGAAAACAAAGCAATGTCCAACAATCGGCAGCACAGGCTACTACTATGTTCTTCCGCAGTTGGGTCAAATTGACACGAAGAGAGAATTGATTGATATTGCTATTGAAATGGACATTATTCAACGCAAAGGTGCATGGTATACCTATAAAGAAAGTAGATGGAACGGTTTATCAAGCATTGAATTATCAACAAAAGAAGTTAATGAGCTTGAAAAAGCAATTAAGGCGTAAATGAAACGAACTGAAAAAGAAGAAATTAAAAAGGATAAAGCCAAGGCAGTTAAGAATTCTGGTCGTGGTCTTAAAAAAGGCGATGCATCTTTGAATAAGTTTCTTGTTGACTATAAGCACAATGGAAAGACATTCACTCTCACCCATGAGAACTGGCTTGAGCACCGAAAAAATTCTTGGAACTCAAACTATCGTTATCCTTGTATTTCTGTCGTGTTTGGCAAAGATTCCGAGACGAAGGTTGCTATAGTGGAGTGGGAAGTCTTCAAAGAACTCATAGAAGGGTCGGATTATGAATAAAACATTTGGAAGTCTTTTTGCTGGCGTGGGCGGTTTTGATATGAGGATGGAGCAGGCAAATTGGAAATGTGAGTGGCAAGTTGAGTGGGACAAACATTGCCAAGGTATTCTGTCTAAGCATTGGCCGGATGTCCCAAAATATTGGGATGTGCAAGATGTTGATGGTGCAAAGATAACACCGGTTGATTGCATTGTCTTTGGGTCTCCCTGCCAGGATCTCAGCGTTGCTGGAAAGGGTGGTGGTCTTGAAGGTTCAAGATCGGGTTTATTTTATCAAGCTATTCGTATCATAAAGGAGATGAGAAATGCAACTGGAAATCAATTTCCAAAATGGTCAATCTGGGAAAATGTCCCAGGTGCCCTCACAAGCAATCAAGGAAACGACTTCGCAAAGGTCATTGACGAAATGGCAAACATCGGGGGGCTGGCGATTGAATGGCACATCTTGGACGCACAATGGTACGGAATCGCCCAAAGAAGAAGGCGTATTTTTGTGCTTGCTTGCTACGATCCTGGAACCGCTGCAAGATGTCCCGAAAAAATACTATCTGTCCCCGAAGACAGCAAGGGGGATATTAAACAGGGCAGGAAAAAAAGGAAACAAATTGCCAGACAAACTTCAGAAAGCCTTGGTCAACCTAGCGTCTATGGTGAAACCGGACATGGAAAGTGGAGAGACGGAGGAGTAAGTCTGCGGGCTACGGATTACAAACGCCCTGAAGCAAATATCGTGGCGGAACCTAGTACCGTAGCAGAGCCTTTTGTTAAAGTCAGAAGAGCCCAAAGTCAAGATGATTTTGAAACATGGGCTGGTGGTGATGTGTCTCCAACACTTAACGCATTTGATAATGGTGGAGAAAGCAGAGCAACTGTTCTTATAGTTGATGGTCCAATCTCTTTTCACGCTAAGCAAGATCCTGTTTCCTCGCACAACATATCCCAGTGCCTGTATGGGCAAAATGGGGTTGCAGTGGCGATCCCAAGCCCTATTATTGTTGATGGCACTAGGACAAATGATGTCCGGGTATATACGGATCAAATAGTGCCAACATTAAAACACAGAATGGGAACTGGTGGTGGACAAGTCCCACTCATTGGTATTAGCAATGAGGAAGTCAGTGTTGAGCCGGTTTTGGCTTATGACGCATACAACAATGCTGTGTCTGAAGATATCTACAGAACGCTTAGAATTGGCATTGACTCTGGTGATCATATTGCAATCCCAATACAGGGGACAATTATTGGTCGATCAGATAGTGCCGGCCCGCAAGGTAAGGGCTTTGGTGAAGCAAATGATCCGTCTTATACCCTTGATACAATTTCACAGCATGGAGTCATGACACCAGATCTTATTCTGAGAAAATTAACCCCGCTGGAATGTGAAAGACTGATGGGCTTCCCTGATAATCACACAGCGTACTATGCGAATGGTAAAAAAGTTGCTGACACTAACAGATATAAGATGTGCGGTAATGCCGTTGCCACACCTGTTGCAAAATGGATTGCTGAGCAGATTTATGCGATTTAAATTCTTTTGCGATAAATTATCTTACTGGGCTGCATTAGGAGTTTCTTTTAACTGGGACGATGGTGTATACTTCGGAATATATCTTATTAAATGGCAAATTGGTATCCAGTGGTATCAAACAAAGCAGGCTGTTGTCAAAACAGAAGATTTAAGAAAGGATCTTTAAATGCCAGATATTATTATCAATAAAGAGATATTGGCTGGTCAAATGGGTGACAAAGCCGATGAGTTTCTTGAATGTATCCGAATAGTTGAGGATATAATTGAGAATCCCGATCATTATGTCGGCTTCCAGGCTATAAAATATGCAAATGTACTTGCTGGATACCGGACACTGATGATTGTAAAATCTCAGATGTTTAAAAGACGATCAACAATGATGACTGAACAGGACAAATTTGTTAATGATATCTGGAAAACAATGTACGAAGCACTAACCGAAAACATAAACGCGCTAAAACTAGCCGCAAAAGGAGCAATAAACTAATGAAATCGTTAAAAAAACTAAAAGAAAAAAAAGAAGATATTGTCAAGGATGTTAAGGTTGAGATTAGAAAAGAATTGACTGAGGGCATTGACGAGCACTTGGCTAAGCGCAACACTCCCAACTTTAAACAAGTAAGTGGCTTTCATCCCAGCTATACAAACCAATGCGCCAGATATTGGTTTTATTTGTTTAATGGCGTTGAAATAACCCCATCATTTAACCCGCAAACGTATCGAATTTTTGACAATGGGCATGCTGTACACAATAGACTTTATGGCTATTTCAGGGATATGGGCGTTCTATTGGAAGAAGAAATTCCAGTTAAATGGGGAATTCCGCCAATTGAAGGTACAGCAGATGGTATCATTGAATGGAACGGAAGAAAACTCATTGAATTAAAGTCCATTAGCACAGAAGGTTTTCACTATAGAAAACTTTATAACAAACCAAAAGACGAACACTACAGGCAAGCACAGATTTATATGAAATGCCTAGATCTTGATTCTGGATATGTAATTTATGAAAATAAAAATAATCAAGAAATTCTACCGATTTACATTGAAAGAGATGATAAGTTTATTGATAAATTATTTAATAAGTATACAGGTATTTACAACAGTTATTTAAACAATGAAATACCCCAGCGGCCCTACAAGAGGACATCAGCAAACTGTAATTCTTGCGATGTGGCTGCTTTATGTTGGTCCGAAAATGTACAAGAAGGAAAAGAAGAAATGTTCTAACCCTGAGTGCGGTAAGGTATTTGAGGCGAAAGTCTACAACGCCAT